GAGCTAAGTTAGTTGCTAGAAAAAGAGCAAAAGACCCAAACAAAGATAGAAAAGGTAAACCTATTAATGTTTCAAATAAATTAAATGCAGGAGGACTTGTGTTAAAAAACAAAAAAGATGCTGATCTTAATAAAGATGGAAAACTTTCTTCTTATGAGAAAAAAAGAGGAATGGCTATCGAAAGATCTATGTCAAAACAAAATGGAATTCAAATGAAAAACGGTGGTTTTATTACTAAAGGATGTGGTAAAGTCATGAAAGATAGAAAAAAAATAACAACTATTTCTTAGGATTAATTATGTATAAAAGAACTAAAGGAGCATCTATGATTAAAAAATCAAAAGGTGGTTCTATTAAAAAGATGTCTAAAGGCGGCAGCATGATGAAGAAATCAAAAGGTGGAAGCATGATGAAGAAATCTAAAGGTGGAAGTATGATGAAAAAGTCCAAAGGCGGATCTGTTTTAAAAAAATCAAAGAAAAAATAGTTGTCACATTTAATAAGTAATATTCCACACTTTAAGTGTTGGGTGAGAAGAGAATTTACTCATAACCACGAAAAATACCATGATGAGTATTTACATTGTTTAGTTATAGCAGTAAACACCATTCCAGATAGATCTTTAAGTTTTCAAGTTGTTTTTACAGGTTGCGAAAGCGATTGTGAAGATAATGATGAAGGTAATGTTCATGGTGGTGCTATGTGGGCTAGAATGCCTTTACAAGCTCTTATAGCTGATATACCTATGGAAGACTTTCCTAAACCTATGGAAGATCATGTTGCTCAACCTTGGGACTGCGAATCTAGAGATCATTCTGTGGTTATTCTAGATAGGGTTAGTTCTTCTCCTTGGTTATGTAAACTAGGCGGAGATTTTTATAAAGGTAAATATTTATTTACGGTAGATTATACTGATAATTCAATAGCAGATGATTCTGCACAACACAAACAATCTCATGTATTATATATAACTGAAGATTGCAAATGGAAAGGTAACTTAGTAGCTCTACCTAATAATAGAGTAAGAGCAACAAGCCCTGCATTATGGGTTACTGGCGAAGGCGCACCAGATTTTAAGCCTTCTCAATGGACTCATTCCGCTGAAGGACATGAAAGTTATTTAGATCCATCTATCACATTTAACAATTTATATGAAGAATAATGACTGAATTATCAATCGCAGAAAAAAGAAAACTTGTTAAAGAGCTAAAAGGAGCTTCAAAGCTTCATCTAAAACAAGCAAAACAAATAGAAAGATCTATTAAAAATAAAAAGTAATGGCCTTATCAAGCAGTACAAATTTTGAACCTAATGTAACAGAGTTTATAGAAGAAGCTTTTGAGCGTTGTGGAGTGGAGTTAAGAACTGGATACGATTTAAAAACTGCAAAACGATCTATAAATCTTATGTTAGCTGAATGGGCAAATAGGGGTTTAAATCAATGGACTATTGAAGAAACCACACAAGCACTAACAAAAAGCACATCTACATATACTTTAAATTCTAATGTAATTGATGTTTTGGATGTAGTTCTAAGAAGAACTACTAATAATGTAACTACAGATATTAGTTTGTCTAGAATAAGTAGAAGTTCATATTTAAACATTCCAAACAAAGAAACAGAATCTAGACCTACACAATTTTTTTTAGACAAATTAACTTCTCCAATTATAAAACTTTATCCTACACCAGAAAACTCAACTGATATTTTAGTTTTTAATAAATTAGTAAGAATGGATGATGCAGATACCGCAATAAATACTTTAGATATGCCTTTTAGGTTTTATCCTTGTTTTGCTGCAGGTTTGGCTTATTACATAAGCATGAAAAAATCTCCAGAAAAAACCGATCAATTAAAAGTTATTTATGAAGAAGAATTCAGAAGAGCTGCTGATCAAGACGAGGATAAAGCTTCTTTTAGAATAAGACCTTCATTAGGCGGTTACTAATGGCTTATGCGGTTGGAAAATTCGCATTAGGATTGTGTGATCGTTGCGGTTTTGAATTTAAATTAAAAGAATTACAAAAAGAATGGAATGGTTTAAAAACTTGTCAATCTTGTTTTGAAATAAAACACCCTCAATTGGAACCAAAAACACATACGGCTGATCCAGAAGCTATATATGAAGCTAGACCTAATACAGACTTAGAAGTTAATTTTGGTAGAGTTTTTACCAATAAAGATATTATTGGATCATCAATAATTGGAAACGAAGTAACACTTTCTTTGGGAAATGTTACAATTACAACATGACACTATCAGAATTAAAAACACTTATTCAAAATTATGTAGAAAATGATGAAACTACTTTTGTAAATAGTTTGGATGATATTATTAAAACAGCAGAGGAAAGAATATTTGAATTAATACAATTTGATTTTTTTAGAAAAACAGTACAAGGAGTTTTTACTTCAGGTAATAGGTTTTTAACAGCTCCTAGTGATTTTATTTTAAGTTTTTCTTTAGCGGTTATAGATGATAATAACGATTATCATTTTTTAGAAAAAAAACACGACACTTTTATGCAAGAGTATTCTCCTGATATAACTGATACTTCTTTAATGGGATTGCCGCTTTATTACGCTGACTTTGACAAAGCCTTATCAACAGCATCAGATAACGGCTCAACTTTAACAGTTGCTCCAATTCCTGATTCAACTTACACAGCCGAATTACAATATTTATATAAACCAAATAGTTTAGTAACAGACACAACTGGCACTTGGATTTCTAAAAATGCTAGAAATGGTTTACTATATGGTTGTTTAGTGGAATCTTACATTTTTATGAAAGGTGAAGTTGATTTGCTAAAAACTTATGAGGACAGATTTACACTAGAAATGTCCAGATTAAAAAATAGAGCAGAAGCTAGAGGAAGAAAAGACGAATACAGATACGACTCTCTCCGTAGCTCCGTTACATAGGAGGCAAGTAATGAAAAAAATAAAATCTCTAAAAGGGAAATCTATTGCTATTGTAGGAATGGGTAAAAGTTGGCACGATTACAATTTAGCTAAATCTCATGGTCAACATTTTGATGAAGTTTGGGCAATAAACTCAGTAGCATCTGTTATATATCATGATCGTGTTTTTATGATGGATCCTCCCGCAAGATTTTTAGATAGTGATGATGCTGGCGGACAGACTGATACTATGAGAAAACTTTTAACAGAACATGAAGGTCCTATATATTCTTGTGAACTAGACGATAGATGTCCTGGAGTAGTTGAATACCCAATAGAAGAAATAGTTCAAGAGGCTCATTGTTATTATTTAAACAATACAGTTGCTTACACAATAGCTTTTGCTTTTTGGCAAGAAGTAGGAACTATAAGTTTGTTTGGTATTGATTTTAGTTACAAAGGTAATATGCACTTTGCTGAAGCTGGTAGAGGGTGTGTAGAATTTTGGTTAGATAAGTGTATGCACAAAAATATTCAAATAGAAATTGCTAAAACCTCGGCTTTACTAGATACAAATGAAGATGCAGAAGATAAACTTTACGGTTATCACCGTTTAAAAGATCCTTTAGTTGTTGTTTTGGATAATAATAAAAAACTACAAGTAATTAAAAAAAGTGTATTTATGAATCATAATCCACAACCTAAAGTCAAAGAATTGTTAGTTGATCGTAACGATCCATTAGTAGTTGGAGAACCTAAGAAATGGTAAAAACTTATATTCATGTAAATCAACACAAAATTAAAGCTAATTTAAAAAATAAAACTAATGAGCCTGTTATTACCGTAAAAAAAGGTAAAGACAATACTTATTGTCACGCTGTAGAAATACAAGGAAAATCCATAGTAAGATATGGAGGTAACGATAAACCTATTTTGCCTTGTGGAGCTAGAGTAGTAATAGAAACAGAAGACGAAGTTAAAATATTAGATAAATAATTATGGTAATAAAAATAACACCAGATGGATTACCAGAATTAGGTATGGTAGAAGTTTCGACAACTAATTTTGGTGGGCATCCTCCTGAATTTTGGGCAGAACAATTAACAGATAAAATATGTAGTTATTCTGAAGATAATGAAACACATATAAAAGAACAAGCTAAAGCTTACAAAGATATAATTTATAAAGTTTGTTTGATTTACATTAAAAATGCTTTAAAATCTTATAAAGCTACTTTAATTCAAGAATTAATAAAAAATGACGGAAAAGATTTAGCTGAAATTATTAAAAGGATATAAAAATGGCAATAACATCAACTCTTACAACAAGTTTTAAAGTGGATCTTTTAAAAGCTACTCATAATTTTGCTACTGGTGGAAATGCTTTCAAATTAGCGTTATACACAAGTAGTGCTACTTTAGGAGCAACTACTACATCTTTTACAACAACTGGACAAGCTTCTGGAACTAATTACACTTCTGGAGGTAATGCTCTAACTAAAGTAACTCCAACTGCTACAGGGACTACGGCTATAACTGACTTTGCTGACTTAACATTTGGTACAGCTACTATAACTGCTAGGGGTTGTATGATTTACAACGATACTAATAGTGATAAATCAGTAGCTACAATTGACTTTGGTGGCAATAAAACTTCTACAGCAGGCGATTTTACAATTGTTTTTCCTGCAGCTGCAGCCAGTACAGCGATTATTAGAATCGCTTAACGAGGCCTTAAATGGCTAACATTAATGGTTGGGGTCGAGGTACTTGGGGCCA